CTTTAGGGCCTGTTGTGGCTGCTATTGGCAGCGCTTTAAGTGGGCTAGGAACTATTTTGGTCGGGATATTTACAGGCCCTGTTGGCTGGGCAGCATTGCTAATAGCAGCAGGCGTTGCGATATATGCATTCAGAGACCAGGTTGGCGCAGCAATTAATGCCATTGTTGAATTGTATAAGCAATTTTTTACAATGATATACGATAATTTTATTAAGCCTTACATGGATGCTCACGCAGCGTTAACGCAATATATTGTTGAAAATTTTATTAAGCCAACGGCAACGGCTATATCAAGTTTTGCAACTGCTGCATACCAATACATTAATACAAATTTTATAGAACCAGCCAAAAAAGTATTTACAGCAGTAACAACTTTTATAAGTGAAAAATTTGTTAAGCCGGTGCAAGGCACAATAAGCAGCATGATAAAAAACATTGGCACTGCATTTCAATCAGTTAAAGATGCTATTGCAAGACCATTCGAAGCAGCTATGCAAACCGTGCGCGGCATTGTAAATAACATTTTAAATGGCATCGGCAATGCTATACGTACTGTAATATCGGCAATCAATAATGTTATTCAAGGCGCTAACCAAGCCTTGAAAACTCTAAAGTTGCCACAAATTTCTTATTTGCCGCAACCAAAAATACCACAATTTGCGGAAGGCGGTGTAGTACGCAAGCCGACACTTGCAATGGTAGGTGAAGGCGGGCAACCTGAGTATATAGTGCCGCAATCTAAAGCTGCAAATTTTGCATCTAATTATCTTGGAGGTATGCGCGGCAATGCAGCTATTCAAAGACAAAGCAGCAACAGTTCAACATCACCTACGATACAAATTCAAACTGGCCCCGTGCTACAGCAAAACAACCAACAATATGTAACAATTGCTGACATGGAAAAAGCTCTTACAACGCTAACAGATTCTTTATTGCTTAATAACCGTACATTTGGCGGTCGCAGCTATCAAGGGGTAGGCGCATGAGCAATCGCGGCCAAAGCCAATACCTAAGAATTTATGACAATAGCCAAACTTATGTACGCTGGCAAGCGTATTACATTAATCAAACTATTACGTTGGATTCTGCGTCTTGGTTTTACAACCCATTTAATGCCGATGGAATGATGGCCGGTAGCCCAGCAGGTTCAGATGTTACAATCACAGTGCCAGCTACTACTACAGCAATCAACGTGTTTAAAGCTGCTTTAAATAACAATAGATTATGCGAAATTAAAATGTATGAATTTGATACGCGATTATCACAAGCAGCGCCGATAGCTAGTCAAACATTGATTGCCACTTATGTTGGTGAAGTATCAAAAATTTCAGGTAGTTTTACGGAATTATCAATTAACTTAAGTTCAGCTCTTAGCCCGGTAGGTGCGCAGGTGCCGCCGCGTAAATTTACTACGTTGCTTATTGGGGCACCGGTAAGGCTATGAGTATTCAAATTAGAGACCCATTAGCACTGTTGCCATACCAAAGCGGATTGGTTACTACAGTAACGGAGGAAGGCGCAGCCAAAGGGCAGTCACCACTAGATAGCAGGCAAAAAGCAGCAGTAATTGGCGAACCAATTCCAATTGTATTTTGTCGGCGTGTATCAAGTAATGGCGGTGTATTAGTAAGCCCAGCCGCTACTGAAGGCAGGTATGAAAACAACTCAACAACTAACGTGTTGACGACCAAGGTTCATCTAGTGCTTAGTGAAGGCGATATGGACCAACTGCCGCTTAAAGATGTATTCCAACGTGCTTGCCGTGTTGGCACATGGGCGCAGACATATGACCGCCGCGCTGAAACTTGGGACCCTGGCAATTTTATTGTTGCTGTTGCAACTAAGAAATTTTGGAATTGCCCATTGTATTGCGGCACTCAAGGCACATACGATAATATGACAACGCTTAGTTTTATTAATACGCATGATGACGAAAGTGAATTATGGGATAGGCAAGTGCATTGCTTTGTTCGTAATGGAATAAATGTAACAAGAATTTTAGATGATACTTTAGGGCCTAGTAATAACGTAATCGATTTAGCATTGTATTTAATAGCGCAAAGCAGCCGGTTTCCAAGCTCAATGGTTGACTTGACGATGATGGAAGATGCAGCATTATTTTGCAATGTAAATGGATTTTTTTATAATGGAGAATTTAAGCAATCAACTAATCTTGAGGATTGGTTACAATCTATTAGTTCAAATTTTTTATTGCGTGTAAGTGATAAAAACGGTAAAAAAGGTTTAAGGCCAAGACTACAAACCAATGCTAATGGCACAATTAAAACAACAGCTATTGAGCCAGTATTTACATTTACTGAAGACCATGTAATAATTAATAGCTTTGAAATTGATTATATTTCACTTGAAAACCGCAAAGCTATTACAGCTTTAGTTTTATGGCGGCAACAACCTGATAGTGATATTGGGATTATCCGCACGGCTGAAATACGGATGACAGGATTAGCCGATAATGGGCCATTTGAACAATATGACTTAAGCCAGTTTTGTGCTACTGAAGACCATGCAGTTAAAGTGGGAACCTATCGCGTTGCTAGTCGTTATTATGTAACACATACGCTTAGGATACGTGTTGCCCCTAGCTCATTTAATGCAACGCTAATTGTGGGCGATATTGTGCATGTTAGACTAAGGCGTGAAACGAATGTAGGTACAGTTAGTTATCATAATCATTTCTACGAAATAGAACGTATTACAAGAGCAATCAGTGGTGTTATCAGTTTGGATTTAATACATTTCCCAGTTGATAGCCAAAACCGTAGTTTAGTTGGGTTAGCAGTCAATGCTGCGGTAGGTAATGGCTATACCGTGCCAACAGGCCGCACTGATTTTACTTGTGATATTGCAGGCCGTGCTGTTGATAATACGCCTTTACCTGATGTTGGTGAGACTATATCACCTATAAATGACCCACCAGTTGAAACAGACCCTGAAGATCTTGGCAATGAGCCAGAAGACGGGCCGACAGACCCTGAAGATAACCCAGAAGATCCGTTGGATGAACCAGTAACACCAGAAATTGATGGCGGAAGTGGCCCAGCAGGGCAACCATTGCCTGGCGATACATTGACAGCAGGCGAGGTTTGCGCGGGTCAATATAATGATTGGTATTTGTGCCCAAATAATAGTTCACAAGTTTCGGACAGTTGCGAATTAGTTAATTCTGGCGTTGCGGCACCATATATTGCAGACCCTGATGCTACAGGCAAAAAAGTATTTGTTATTGGCCGTTGCCCAGACCCAAGTTCTCCTGATGGCTATGGCCCGCCAAACGAATCGGAAGGCCAAGAAATAGGCACAGCACCATTGGCCCCTATTTATTGCCCAGGTGCAGCAAGTTCAGGAGGCCAAGGCACATTTACCCAAGCAGTAAACGTAGGAGAAGGTGCAGGGTCATTCTCTTTCTTCTGGCAAGCTTATGGCATCCCAGACAGATTTATTATTACAGGCGCCGCCAGTTATGACACCGGGTCAGTATCAGGAAGCGCAACAGTAACAGTGACAAAAACAAGTTCAAGCGCTTGGGTATATGTGCAAGTAATAGCGCCTTTATCTGGGACCGGTTGGGATTATAGTGTGGGTTGCACATCATAGTCATGGCCCTATTCCCTGCGCTAAACCCAAGCAGCCGCACCTACACTCCAGGTAGCACGGCCAATACATCGTTGCTTGTATTAAGTGGTGATGAGGTTAATGTGCGGCATGGTAATGGCAGGTCTGGTGACCAATTGCGGATGACGTTCAGACAAATGACTAGAGCGGAGCATTATGCACTGCTAAATCATTACGCTTTCCATGGACGGTTTGAACCATTTGATTTAAATGCAACAACATTAGCTGCAACTAATTTAACATTTCCTGCTAACCATCAATGGATATATGCTGACAGCCCATCATTTGATGAAACATGCGATCAGATTGATGGCACTGTAGCTTTAACTTTAATCCCACCCTACTTAATTTAATCATGGCTACTTTTCCTGATTTAGCACCAGATGAAATTGGTTATGACCTAGGCGATTTAAATATAAGCGAAGCGGCAACAATAGCTAGCGGGCCTGTTAGGTTCAGGCATTCATTACGCAATAATGGGCATATATTACAAATGACATTTAATAACCGCATTGAATCCGATGCAGCTTTAATCCGTACACATTGGAATCAATCTAGCGGAGTGCATGGTTATTTTCAAGTGCCAGCTTCTATATGGGGCGATGCAGACCAAGTAGTGCCAACTAATTCAATTTATCGGTATGCATCTATACCACAAGAACAACAGAAAGGTGTATATTTTGATATAACAGTTTCATTACGTGTGCTGCAAGGATGGGTGCTTGATTTTTATTTAGACGGTGGGCCAGCCATAGCGCCTGCTGTTACAGCATTTGAAAATATAGCATTCAGTGGCAATTCACCGTTTGAACTGTTAGCATCAGATGCAACACCTCCTGACCCAGAAAAACTACTGCTAGCTGGCGGAGCCTGACCTTATGCCAACTGCTACTACTGTTCCGGTTAAGATGGCACAGCGGCGTGATACCGCTGCTAACTGGACAAGTGCAAACCCAACACTGCTAGCAGGTGAGATTGGCATTGAATCGGATACTAACAAAATAAAACTTGGCACTGGCAGCGCATCATGGACAAGCCTTGCATATAGACCTTGGAGCCAGGTAAGCGCTTATCCACTGGTTAATGCTGATATTGCGGCGGCGGCTGCTATTGCTTATAGCAAACTTGCCACATTGACTAGCGGCAATATTGTATTAGGTAGCAGCGCGAATGTTGCCACTAGCACAGCAGTTACAGGCGATGTAACTATAAGTAATACAGGCGTTACAGCTATTGCAGCAGGCGTAATTGTTGACGCTGATATAAATGCCAGCGCGGCAATTGCAGGCAGCAAGATTGTTGCTGCTACTACCAGTGTTGTTGGTGCGGTGCAACTTTCAGATAGCACTAGCACCACTAGCAGCGTATTAGCTGCCACACCAACAGCAGTTAAAGCCGCATACGACCTAGCGGCAGCGGCATTGCCTAAGGCAGGTGGCACATTAACCGGCGATGTAATTTTAGATAATCAGGTTGATGCACGATTCCGTGAAGCAACTGCAAACGGCACTAACTATGTCGGATTCCAAGCTCCTGCGTCAATAGCAGCGGATGTGCTATGGACTCTCCCGGCGGTGGATGGTACTGCTGCACAGCTATTAAGCACTAACGGCAGCGGCACTTTAAGTTGGGCTACAGCAGCCACTGGTGATGTCACACTAACTGGCACCCAAACACTAACTAATAAAACTCTTACCGACCCTGCTATTACCGGCACAATCCTTGAGGATGTATTTACGATTGCCGACGGTGCTGCTTTTGAAGTTGACCCCGGTAATGGAAGTATTCAGCTAATCACGCTTGGCGCTAGCCGCACACCAAAAGCAACGAACTTTACCGCTGGTGAAAGTATTACGTTGATGGTAAATGACGGCACTGCCTATACGCTGACATGGACTGATGCCACATGGGGCACAGGCGGTGTAATATGGAAAGGCGGTGCCGCGCCAACACTTGCAACAACTGGTTATAGCGTGATTCAATTCTGGAAAGTTAGCACCCAGGTTTATGGTGCATCCGTAGGGGACGTAGCATGAGGCATCCACATGGACTAAGGGCTGCGGCTGGAAATATCGGCGGGCTGCCCAACATTGGCGATGCCTATGAAGGCGGATTCTTTGCTGGTTACATAAGTCACACTGCTAATGGCGTAGCTACACACGCATTAATTGTGGCACCAGCAGCAACGGGCGCTACCGGTACGGGTTACACGTTGACTACTAACAAACAGTGGAAAACCTCCAACACGACAACAGCAGGCACGACTAGTACATACGATGGTGCGGCAAATACAGCAGCTATGGTAACGGCTGGTATTGCTAGTCACCCGGCAGCACAATTTTGTACTGGTTTAAGCATTGGTGGTTATACCGACTGGTACTTACCGGCACGTGATGAGTTAGAAATTGCATATTACAACTTAAAACCAACTACAGATAGCAACAATGGTACATCCGGCATCAACGCATATTCAGTGCCAGCGCGTGGTAGTAATTATACGGCTGGCACTCCAGCTCAAACTACTGTGACCGCGTTTCAAACTGGTAATTCTGAAGCGTTTGTTGCTGACACCCACTGGTCGTCCACGGAGACCTCTTCCGGTGGCGCTTCGACTCAGTTCTTCTTCAGTGGCTTCCAGATCAGCCGCAGCAAGGGCCTCAACTACCGCGTTCGCGCCTTCCGCAAATTAGCCCTTTAACCCTTTCTTCCTTATTATGTACGTCCTAGCACCCAATCAGACCGTCGAGACCTTTCCATACTCAATCGGCGCTCTGAGACGCGACAATCCCAACACTAGCTTTCCTGCTAATCCAACTGAGCAGACGTTAGCCGAATGGAATGTATTTCCTGTTATCGATAAGCCAGCGCCAGATTACAACCCAGCAACACAAAACTGCAATCAAATCAACCCCACGTTAAAAGGTAGTAAGTGGGAGATGACATGGTTGGTAACACCTGCCACGCCAGAGCAGATTGCCGAACGCACCAGCGCAAAAGAATCTGAGGTGCGTCAACAACGCAATCAGCTACTCAGCGCCTGCGACTGGACGCAACTGGCGGATTCACCGCTAGATTCTGACGGCAAATTTGCGTGGGCTTTGTACCGCGAAACCCTCCGCATGGTGCCGCAACAAGCTGGCTTCCCGTGGAACGTGGTGTGGCCTATTGAACCTGGCTAGACTAAGCGCAACACCAGCCTGAGCCGTGATTGAAGTGTTTGCTGCTATCGCTGGTGCATCCATCAGCGTGGCTGCAATGGGGCTGTTTGGCTTTAGCCGTAGAAATGAGGAAGCCGCCGCTGCTGTAATACGCCTTACCAGTGCAGTGGAGCATATTGGTGCATCGCTTGAGACTTTGCATATTGATATAAAACAGAGCAACCGCGAGATGTTTACCCGCTTAAACCACGTTGAAAACCGCGTCAGCAAGCTCGAGGTGAAGTAGCGGCTAGACTGAGTGTGACGTTTGCCACAGTTCCTGTGGACTTCCTATCCCATCCAGCTTTTTGGATTGTTGTTGCCGCAGCATCTGAGCTGATTGCGCTGTCGCCATTAAAAAGCAACAGCATTGTGCAGCTCGTGTTTCAGGTGCTGAACCTGTTGCGCGTAAAAAAGGGTTAGTCAGTTTCGGCAAACCAGCCTGGGAGCGGCGTTTAGAGCACGCTATCCGTCAATGGTGGTTTGAGAAAACGCTA